CATTTCGACATCACCAACCCAGCACACCTGCTCCAAGCAATCGAAGTTCAAGCCAAGCTTAATATTGAGCTTACTCAAAAAGTCGCAATCCTTGAACCAAAAGCCAAAGGTCTAGACCGCATTGCTGACTGCACCAATGTACTAGGCATTCGTGAATCTGCAAAAGTCCTTAAGGTTGGTCAAAATCAGTTGGTTCAATATCTCCTTGACCACAAGGTTGTATATCGTGACCAACACGGAAAAATTCAGGCTTATCAAAAATCTGTTGATCAAAAGCTTATTCACGTTGTGACCTCTGCACCTCGATTATTCGAATCGGGCGAGAAGGTATTCACCCAGGTAAAACTTACTCAAAAATTAATTACTCGCATTGCGAAGTGGTTAGAGCAAGGGGTGGCAGCATGAGTAGTTTTATCTCTAACGCCTTCATGCTTCCTAATGACCTGATCGACAAAGGTTATATGGCTCTTATGAAAGGTCCAGCATTGCCTTGTTACATATTCATTGTGCGTAAAACACGCGGCTGGAATAAATCTGACGATAGCATCAGTGTTTCTCAACTGGTGAAGGGTACCGGTTACAACAAGGATTCAGTTTTAAAGGGCTGTGAAAAATTAGTTCAAATGGGCGTTATTGAGCGTAAATCCTTCGCAAATCAGCCAGCAAAATACGTTTTGACTGACAGTATTTTTGCAGTCGATATTTTAGATAGCGAAAATATCGCAGGCGAAAATATAGAAAGGGGAGTCGATATTTTAGATAGCACGCTATCTAAAGATTCGACCCACAATAACAACTCAAAAACAACTATTACAAAAGCAAATACTATATAAGGAAAAATTCAACTTTGCAAACGCTCTAGTTTCTCAAGGGGCAGATCAAAAACTTATCTCTGAATACATGGAAGTTCGTAAAGCAAAGAAAGCCGTTAATTCAGAAACAGCATTCAAGTCACTTATCTCTGAACAACAAAAATCTGGTCTCACTTTAAATCAGGTCCTTGAACACTGTGTTGTGAACTCATGGAAAGGATTTAAGGCGGAGTGGATCAAGAATCAGAGCACAGTCCATGGACAACAAAACAAACCATCTCGCTGGGATGAAATTCAAGAGCTAATCGCAAAAGAGGAGGCAGGCTATGAACAGTATGGTTTCTAACAATCAAAAAGCAGTAGCACATATCAACTCTGCAAAAGTTGTCGGTATCTTCAAAGCAATTGCCCCACGTTCATTTGAGAAAACCTTTGAAGGAATCAAAACAGAACAAATCAATCATGCAATGAAGATTTGTATTGATGGACTTACTCGTGAACAAATAGATAAAGGCCTTTGCATGGTCCGTGACAGTGGCTACTGTCCTGATCCTGCAATGTTCCGCAAGTGGTGTTTAGGTATTCAAGGTTTCGGTACTGAGCAGCAGCGTGCAGTTGATTCATTCAAAAAGAAGAATGCAGCTTTAGCTAACATAATCAAATGGCTTTCTGACCGTGATGTTGAAATTACAAATGCAGAAAAAGAAGCTTACAACCGTTGTTATGAGATGTTTTCAAATCTCAACTACTCGAATAACTATGAGCGTTCTTCGTATTACGCATATGAAGCATTCAAAGATAACTATGTTGATGTAGTGAATGAGTTTGTTGAAAAAGGGATTACGCAGACGAAATGGTCTAAGCCACCTCAAATAGATCTCAGTGTTCTGTGTGCCGAAACTGGCAGCGAGGAAAAAGCAGAAGCAACTCCAATGACAAAAGAGGATTTTGACAAGCGTACAGCATATGTTGAATCACGTATTCCACAAATCATGTCTGATCGGAACTGTGACAAATCAATGGCAAAGCTTTATGCCATGGCTGAGTACCACAGTTCAAGAGTGGAAGAGAGAGGTGCAGCGTGAAAACTTTAAATAGAACAAAGAAATTGAACTTTGATGACCAGCTTAGCTTACTCGTGTTTGGCTGTCATGCATCAGCGCCTTTCAGTGTCAAAGACGTGAAGGAATCAGTGTTTGATTTCAATCGAGGAACCATCTACAGCAATCTTCAAAAATTTGTTGAATGGAAATATTTCGAACGTGTTGGGAAAAATCATTACAAGGCAACTCAATACGCAAAAGACATCCTGAATGTTAAAGGGGAGCTGAAAGCATGATCGAATTTGCAGATTACAACTCAATGATGAAGCTCCGCAGAGATTACAACCTCGGTACTCGTAATGAAGAAACAAGAGCAGCAGCGAACCTCTACGAGAAATTAAGAAAGCTGAAAATGCTAGACCAACTCAAGCAGGAAGCCATTACTAAACGTTACAAGGAGGCGGTATGAGCAAGAAAAAGGAGCCAGCCATGAGTGAGTTTAAAGTCGGGGATTGGGTTAAACGCACAGATAAAATAACCGAATCTATATACCAAATAAGCAGTATTGATAAGGGTCTTATCAAGTGTAATTTCATAAAGAATGGGGAAAACTGGCGCCTTCATACAACTAAAGG